ATCCTTAAGGAAGAACTAAAGGAGTCCCTGGACCCGATTGAAGGTACTAAGGGCGGATGGCGAGAGCATCTTATTGCTCGTATCAAAGGAGAGAAGTAGTGACTGATACCCCCATACATGACAACCTTTCGTCAGACTTTAACGCTTCTAGGTCATGGTGGAAGCACCAAGGCGCATTGGAGGAGCTCAAGTTAACGTTGACGTTCCTAAGGAAGATTAAGAAGCCAACTAAGCAGACTGAAGAGATTATTCAGATTTTGCAGAAAAGACTAGATGAATTTGGAAGAAAGTAACGACCCTGGGTTAGCCCTGCTCTATGCCCGTGTGTCGACGCAATTACAGGTCAATGACGGAGTTTCGTTAGATGTGCAGGAGAGGCAGCTCATAAACGCGGCTGAGTTTCATGGCTTCACTAAGTGGGAGTTAGTTCGTGAGGAAGGCCGTTCTGGTAAGAACATTACCGGCCGACCTGCGCTCGTCGACGCCCTTAAGAGGTTAGAGTCTGGAGACGCTCAGGCGTTACTGGTAACTCGTATTGACCGCTTGGCTCGTAGTACAACGGACTTCTTGGACATCGTAGACAGGGCCAACGCTAAGGGCTGGCGATTAATCATGCTAGACCTAAACCTGGATACTTCTTCGTACCAGGGGCGCTTCGTGGTGACCATTATGTCTGCGCTGGCTGAGATGGAGCGTGGCATTATTGCTGCGCGTCAGAAAGATGTGCACAAAGACCGCCGCGCTCGCGGAATTGTTTGGGGAGTGGACATGGGGCCAAAAAACAAAACTCCCGACGTCCTTAAGGATAGAATCCTTGCCGAGCGATTCAAGGGATTGTCGTACCGAGAGATTGCCAACGGACTAAATGCTGATGGGATACTTTCGCAAAACGGTGGGAAGTGGTATCCTACGACCGTAAAGAATATCGTAGACGCCATTATTGGAGGAGAAGAGAGTGCCTAGTTTAGGTGGAGAAACATCAGTATCTGCAACGGATGTGTGGTTAACACCACCTGCAATCATTAAGGCTTTGGGGCAGTTTGACTTAGACCCTTGTGCATCCCTGGACCGCCCGTGGGACACCGCTGGGCATCACTACACCATTGAAGACGATGGTTTGAAGCAGGAGTGGTTTGGTCGTGTGTGGTGCAATCCTCCGTATGGAAAAGCTATGGCTCCTTTCCTTGAGAAGATGGTTGCTCATGGTAACGGAGTAGTTCTAATCTTTGCTCGCACTGAGACAAAAGCTTTCTTTGATTATGTGTGGGACAAGGCAGACGCCATTCTATTTATGAAGGGCCGTGTGAAGTTTCACCTACCGGATGGATCGCAGGGTGGCACAGCTGGGGCTCCTAGCGTTCTAATTGCTTATGGCGCAGAGAACGTAAAGGCACTGGAGACCTGTGGAATTCCTGGAAAAATAGTTTATTTAAATACTTGACACGTTGTCGTCGACGTTCCTATAATCTGAATATGCAAACATTTCTCCCATATGACGACTTCTACAAAGTCGCAGAAGTACTAGACAACAAGCGCCTCAACAAGCAGATTCTTGAGTGCTACCAAATCCTAAACGTTCTATCCAATGACGACCCTCGCGCTGGCTGGCGCAATCATCCTGCTGTCAAGATGTGGCGCGGGTTCGAGATGGGCCTATATCAATACACCTTCGTGATGATTGAAGAAGCTAACAAGCGTGGCATCAAGACAGACAAGAACGTAGCTAACCTTGAGGCCCTGCACGCACGTGCTTACAAGGACTGGGGCTATGGCATCCCTACCTGGTTCGATAACGTCGACGTCCTTAATAAAGTAACAACGACACACAAAGCCAACCTCTACAATAAGGACCCGGAATACTATGTAGACTTTGGTAGTGCAGTAATGGATGCCAACAATGCTCCGTGCTGTGAAAAATGCAGTTACTATTGGGTGACTCACGTTAAGGACAGTTGATGCCAAGATATGAATACAAGTGCGCCAAGTGCGAGGACACAATCATCGTGTCCCGTAGTATTCATGACGACGACCCTGGCTACACTTGCGAGAAGTGCAATGAGCCTATGCAACAGGTGATGGGCAATATCTCCCTATCTTTTAAGGGCACCGGCTGGTCTGGTAAGAGTAATTGAAAAACTGGCTTAAGGGTGCTTGGTGCTTTCTTCGGAGGCACAAACTTACAGTTGGAGCTGCGTGTCCTGTGACAGGAATTAGGGTATTGACGTGCGAACGCTGTAAGATAGACAACATGCCTACACACAGCAGAGGAATGAGTTTTGACTAATGGCTAAAGCTGGATACCCGTGCCGAAGGCATCGAATTAGGTTTACTGGCAGTGTCTGCCCGAAGTGCTACAACGAGCGTAGAAAAGCTGAAAGAACCATTAAATGAAAATACTAAACTTGTACGCCGGAATCGGAGGCAACAGAAGATTCTGGGGTGACGAGCATAAAGTCACTGCTGTAGAGTATGACCCACAGATTGCCGCGGTCTACGCTGACTTGTACCCGAAAGATACTGTGGTAGTTGGTGACGCACACCAGTACTTACTGGAGCACCATGACGAGTTCGACTTCATCTGGTCTTCTCCTCCTTGCCAGAGCCACTCTTCTTTCAGATTCAACATCGGCGTAAGGTTCAGAGGCACTGAGCCGAAGTATCCGGACATGAGTTTGTATGAGGAGATTATCTTCTTGAAGTATCACTCGAATGCGCTGTGGGTTGTTGAGAACGTTGTTCCTTACTATCCTGCAATGGCAGACCCGCAGAAGATTAACAGGCACCTTTATTGGGCTAACTTTGAGATTGGTGAGTTGCCTAAGATTGTCGAGAACCTCAGAGACATACAAATCCCTGGACTTCAAAAGCTTCACGGGGTAGATTTAAGCAAGTACAAACTGACAAACAAAAGACAGATTCTAAGAAACTGTGTCCACGGAGAAACCGGGCTGGCTATTCTGGAATCTGCAATCAAGAGCAAATAAGGAGTTGGCCATAGTGTCAGAAGGATTCGAGCGTATACCGTTTTTGAAGGCATATAAGATGCTTAGGGCAATTGGCATAAAGCCTTTAAAGGCCGTCTATTGGGCTGCTTGGGGGCTTAAGCAGTACGTAATTAAGTCAAATAAGAAATAAGCCCAGCGTGGTATCCTGATTAGACGGAGGTCATTATGGGTATGCCTAAGCAGGTCAAGATAGGGCCTCAGGTATTCACTGTCGTCGAGCGTTCTAAAGCTGACGATGGAATGCTTAATGATGGCTGTTTTGGCTACACCATGGACATGTCTAATCTCATTGTCGTCGACGTCGATATTCACGTCACTAAAAAGCAAGTAACTCTCTTGCACGAAATCATGCACGCTTGTAGGATGGTATTCGAAGGTCCAAGCAAGCCTAGCAAGTCTGACGATGCAGATACTTGGGAACATCATTTTATTGGGGTGTGGGAATCTTCTTTGCTACTTGTGCTTCGAGAGAATCCAGATATAGTAAAGTGGTTGCTATCAGATGGTGGGACAGTTCCACCAAAGAAATAAAGATTACATGGAGATAGAATGACGACAGACAAACCTCACTACGATGTGCTTATCGCGACGCCTGGAAAGATGTTGCACGCTGAATACACTTCCAGTCTTGTAGATACAATTCGCTGGTTGGAGTCTGAGGGTAAGACATACAAGTTTCTAAACAAGCAGGGCTCCTTAATCTCTAGCACTCGCGAATCGACTGCGCTTGACTCGTACACTCCAAACTGGGAGACGCGTGAAGTTGGTGGCGGTGCCTACACCTACGGCAAAATCTTTTGGATTGACTCAGACGTTCAGTGGGACGTAGAAGCATTCAAGAAGATTTATGAATCAGACCTAGACATTGTTGGTGGTCTTTATCAGACTGCCCCAGACGGTCGAGTTGCTCTAGCGTTCTTTGACGGACTTGGTCAGCCAACGGTTGTTCGTGAGCAAGACTTCATGATGATGGATGGCGACATCCACGAAGCGTACGGAATCGGTTTTGGTTTCGTTGCTATGAAGTCTGGTGTCTTTGAGAAGTGTGATCGACCTTGGTTCTTGATGGAGCGTATCAATTGGGCGCACCTGGACTTTCCATTGAACATCGGTGAAGATTATTCGTTCTGTGTGAACGCTCGTAGGAACGGGTTCAAAACTTATGTGGACTCAACCGTAAAGGTTATGCACCACAAGGAAACTGTCTATTTCATTAGGTAGACACAACGGGAGTTAGCTCAGCCGGTTAGAGCCCCGAACTCATAATTCGGTCGTCGCGGGTTCAAGTCCCGCACTCCTGACTTGACAGAAATCATCGACGTCAGTAAGGTACTTATATGACAAATGCAGAGCTTGAGAAACTTCTAAAGGAAGCTAGGTTCATCAGACAGCAAGAACGTAAACGTCTGTATGAAAAAGCTAAGCGTGCTCGAAAAGCCTCCGGTACTCCAATGGCAGAGAGAGCCGACTTAAAATCGGTACAGTGCGAGTTCGAGTCTCGCGCGGAGGACAATGGGTAGGATACCAGACATGCCTAACTTAGAACGCTGCCCTAAATGCGCTAAGTTCGTAAACAGCAAGAACTTGGACGCCCTTGTTGAGCAGGATATTCAAGGGAACTTGGTAACTTATTGTAGTTACGTCTGCCTAAATTCGGACGTTGTGAGGCTACATAGTGAAGAGCCTGAAATAATCTATTAGTCCTGTACTTCGGGGGCTTTCTGTGCTATTGTGTCATCATACGCAGAGAAGGTGATTTTAATGGATGAAATTCTTGTAGGCAAAAAAGTGTCTATAGACTTTGGGCCGTCTTCGGCAATAATTCATGTCGAAATTGTGGAAGTAAATCCTGTATACTTAGTGGCTGTGGACGCGAATAACAGACTTCGCTACATCCCGCTTACGGCAGTAAACATGATTACACTAAACAAAGGTCAACTAGGTAATGATTCAAATTGAGTTTAGATCAGATGTAACCGTTCAGCTTGTCGACGCTAATGCGTCAGATAAATCAGTTGCCATGTCTGCGCGTATCTCAACCGGAGGTGCGTCAGTCGACGAGGCAAAAGATGCTGGGCTAATTAACTACCTAATGCGTGACCGTCATGGTACTCCGTTTGAGCACAACTCATTTACGTTCCGTATCGAAGCCCCTATCTTTGTGTTCCGTGAATTCATGCGTCACCGTATTGCTTCGTACAACGAAGAGTCTGGACGTTACAAGGAACTAGACCCTGTGTTCTACATTCCGGACCCTGAGCGTAAGTTGATTCAGATTGGTAAGACTGGTGCTTACGAGTTCATCGAGGGGACTGACGACCATTACAAGACTACGTACGCTTGCTTGAAAGAGAGCAGTGTACAATCTTATGGTTACTATCAGGACATGCTTGAAGCAGGTGTTGCTCGTGAGGTCGCTCGTATGTGTCTTCCGGTGAACCTATACTCTTCTATGTATGTCACCATGAACGCTCGTGCGCTTATGAACTTCCTATCGCTACGCACCAAGCGTGATGATTCAAAGTTCCCTAGCTATCCTCAGCGCGAAATCGAAATGGTCGCTGAGAAGATGGAAGAATTCTTCGCAGAGAAGATGCCTGTAACTCACTCAACATTCAACAAGAACGGACGCGTGGCACCATAATGGCTGACGACAAACTATTTGAAGACCCTGATGAAGCTGTAGTCAGCAAAGTACAGCACGCTGTCCAACTTGCTATGAAAGCTCGTAAGGGGTTAGAAGACGCTTCGCATGAAGCCATTGACGCTGCTACTACCTTTGGCTATGAACTTGGTGTCATAGACAGAGAGCAAGAGATTCTTGATTGGATTGAAGAGAACCGTTCTGCTATTGAGATTGAGCCTGGTAATAACATCTACCGTGACCACTTTAACTCAGAGTCGTTGATTGCGTTTATCAAGGGAGAGAACAAATGAGATTTATCCGTTGGTGGAAAAAACTTTGGCGACCTATGACCTACGCCGAAATGACTATGAGGATTGGTACTGTAAGCCACAATCAGCAGGTCACGCAAGACGAATATATTGGTTCAGACAGTGGCACAGAGCGTTCTATTGACCGTATCAAGGGAGAGAAAAAGTGAGTTTATGGCAAGCGTGGCGATGGGCTGGAGTTCTTGCTAAACACAGCGAACTAAGCCGCTGGCAGTTACTAAAAGTAGTTAGACATTACGCTATTTGGGCTTACTTTCAGATGGCACTTATCAAGGGGGAGAACAAGTAATGAATCGAACTGACATGGATGCGCTGGTAGATGGAATTGCGCTGTTCTTTGTGTTCAATGGGGTACTTGGCTTAGCAATCAGAACAGACCTGCTGTGGTTCTGTGGTCTGCTTATCCTTACTGGCCTAGGAATTAGATGGGTCTACAGGGCTATTAAGAGGATGAATGACAATGGATAAGCTTTGGAGAGTCGAAGTTGAATACATTGACGAAGACGTTAGCTCCGACGTCATTAAGGAAATACACTACGTAAAGGCTGAAAGCGAGTCTGAGGTTGTAGAGGACTTTGAATGGGCTAAGTCGTTGTTTGTTACGCAAGCAAGTGAGCTTGAGGTTCAGGCTTATGACTCTGGGTTCATTGAGGGTTGGGATAGCAATGAAGACTACAGAGTTGCAAAAGAGCGTCTTGATGCTTATGATGGAACCGCTAGTCGAATCGTAGACTTCGGTGACGACTTTGACCCCGTTTTTGAAGAGGTGTTTACCTGCGGAATCTGTAGGGTCACGCTGGCTAACATGTCGCTGATTAGTGGTAAGAAGATTCCGGTAGAGGGCTACAAGACTATGTGGAACGTGTGCCAGAGCTGTTCGGATATCGTAGACGCCCTTGATGAGTGAGTTTGAGCGCGTAACCTGGAAAGACCACTACGCCAGGGGTTTTGTTGCGGGGCAAAAAAATATAAAAGAAAGCTTGACACAGAAGATTCGAGCAGTTAGATTTGAGACTGCAAACCCAGACGCAAGGGACTGGGCAGAGAAACTACTGAAAGAGATTGAAGATGAGCATGGTAGAGACGGAAGCGGAAGCGAAAATAATAACTCCTGAGCTATCCAGACGTTGGGAGCTGGAGGCTAAGCTTGCCTACATTCGCAAGGAGGCTGCTAAGGTTGGTGTCTTGGTTGAGACCAAAGCTAAGTTCGACACAGGTATAAGTGGCATTTTCAGATGTACTAGCGAAATTCATATCATAGACCCAAAGAGTTCTAGAATTGCTAGCGTATTTGGGTCTATGGCACTTAGGTCATCTGCTGTCGCTGGGGCTATTGAGGCTGAGTTTGCTCGTAAATGGAGCTCTGAACTGTGGGTGCTTAGAGAGTTGTTGGTTAAAGTTACTCGCGACATGGTCAATGAACCTGAGTGGTCTGTCCTAAACTCAGAAGACAGGCCCCCAAAAATTACTCTCTGGAAAGATGGCAATGTGTCTGGCAAAGATTTGTATAAGCACAGCGACGTTGCTTATGGTGGTTGGTTGTCTGACGACGATATCCTATCTCCGTACAGAGTGGTACACTATCCTACTGACTTCAAAAAAGAATTTGACTTCTACACCAGAGAGTTCTAAGAAAGGCAATAAAAATGGCAATAGAAGAAATTAAGTCTGAGGCAGAAATCTCTGACGGAACCGTGATGCTTTACTTCACTGCTGTGTGGTGTGGCCCTTGTAGGATGCTGGGACCTGTGATGGTATCGTTCGAAGAGAAGTATGCTGAAGTGGTCGACGTCCTTAAGGTTGATGTAGACGAGGCTCCAGCCCTAGCTGAGAAGTATGAGGTTAGGGGAGTGCCGACGTTGGTATTGATTAAGGATGGGGAAGTTGTGCACCAGATTACTGGTGCTAAGCCATTGCCCGGGCTTGAAAAAGAATTTGGCGAGTTTTTGTAAACGTCGGCTGTTTATGTAAAGTCTGTCTTATACTAAAAAGGTGATGTTTGCTCATACATCTCATCTCCTTTCAGTGTGGGAAAAAGGAACCCCCCTATCTATCTAGAATAGAT